GACGGCATCAACAACGGCGTCACGCTCACCCCGGCAACCGGCCTCCTCCGTTCGGACGAGGAGACTGTTGCCATCCAGGTAGAGACAGATCTGAACTCGCAGAAGACCGGGGAGGATCGGAAAGAGGATACCATCTCCCGCTCCTGTCTGCTCAACTACAACATTGCCACCGCCGAGGTCGTGAAGGTGCAGTCCAGCGACTTGAACGGCAAGTTTATCGTGGTGAAAGGCAACCACAAGGGAGGCAGGACCGGAGACTGGAAGACCTCAATGGAATTGAAGCCTTTCTGAGGAGGGATTGCTCATGGGAATGGCCGATGTAAACCCTTATAACTATCAACGGATTCATGATGACAAGCTCCGAGAATCCATCTGTGTGGCCGCCACCGTCCAGGTAACGGCCTTTGACCCGGCGAAGATGACCGTGAATGTCCAGCCGCTCTCAAAGCACCTGGAGAACGGCAAATACGAAAGCCAGCCGCCTATCTTGAAGGTGCCTGCGGCCCTCACACATTGCGGAGGGTTCATCTTCCGGCCCTGGATCAAAGAGGGCGACATTGGAACGGTCGTATATCTGGATCACGATATGGATGCCACCGTGACGGGGGGCAAGGAGGCCAAACCCCTGACCGAGCGGAACCACGCCACAACGGATGCTATCTTCGTCGGCGCTCTTGTGGCCGGGGACTATACGGTGAAGGGCCTGCCGGACGAAAGCATCTGCATTGCAACGGAGGACGGGAAGATATACGTCGCCGTCACGAAGGACAAGGTGATCGTCAAGAACGAGGGCACAACGGCTGAGTTCACCGGCTCCTCGATTGACATGAAGACCCAGACGGTGAACGTCACGGCCAGCGGCAATGTGAATATCAAAGGTGCCCAAATCAACCTGAATTGATGCGCCGTTTGGAGGAAAATAGCTATGCCAGCAGCTACACGCAGAAGCGACAATTGCACAGGGCATGATTCCTGCCCGCCTGTCCCCCTGGTTGAGTTCAGCCCGGACGTGAGCATCAACGGCCTGGGCGCTGGCCGTGTTGGAGACCACTACGCCTCGCATGGCTGCGTTGTACACCCCGGCCACCAGGATGTGATTGCCTCTGGGAGCGGAACCGTCAACATCAACGGTAGGCCCGCCGCCCGTGTAGGCGATTCGGTTTCGATAGGCGGAGCCGTCCAGGACGGGAGCGGCAACGTGTTCATCGGCGGGTGAATTTGCCCACCCTCCCTGTAAGCGATTCTAAGCGGCCACAGAGCGGCCTTTTGAAACCCCAACGCTCTACCCGCCCAAGGACGCATCCCCGCTGTCCTGGGGCCACCACACGCCCCTATGCTGACTCTGAAAGGAGGCCCCGCTATGGGACTGTCAAGGCTTGCGGCAGGCTGTCAGGTCTGCCCGTATGTCGATACCTGCGACCACAAACGCATGGAGGCCCTTGGCTTTCTGCCTGAGCCACCGCTGCTTGCCTCCGCATCTCAGCCGGCGGCAGAGTCAGCGGCCCAGCCCGTCCTCCGGGAAACAATGGAGATCCGGGTGGAGGGCAAGCCGGTGATCGTCTACAAGGACGAGATTGAGAAGCAGCTCACGCAAGGACTGTACGCCCACCTGGGATTGCAATACGGAGCCTGACGTCAGAAAGGAGGTGCGGCAACGTGGAAGAAAATATGACCCTGCTGATAGACCCTGAAACCCGCGACCTTGTTTTCGACGATGATGGGAACTTCGCGAGAGTCTTCGATGCCGACACCACCGTCCAGAACGTCCGCCATGCGCTGCTGACCTGGAAGGCCGAGTTCTTCGCCGACTTGGTACATGGCACCGATTATGAAAGCATCGTAGGAAAGAACCAGAACGAGATAGATCTGAATGAGGTCCAAGACATCATCCGGGAGGCGATCTTCCAGGAGGACGACGTTTCCCGGATAGACACGATTTCCGTTTCGTATGACGGGCGTACCGTTTCAACCGAGTTCACGGCTACACTTGTAAGCGGCGAGACTATTGCATTGGAGGTGACTGCGTAATGGCAAAACCATCTGATTGGGGGCTGACTGATGCCGGCTTCCGGCGTCCGACGTATGCGGAGCTGCTTGACGCCCTCGAATACAAGGCTCGGGAGCTGTTCGGCTCCAAGGCCAACCTGACCGTGCGCTCGCCGTTGGGGATTTTCCTTCGGATATACGCCTGGGTGCTGAACCTACTGTTCTCCACCCTGGAGGATGTCTACAACAGCCGTTTCGTTGACACGGCGGTGGGCTCCAGCCTTCTCCACCTTGGCAGGATGATAGGTATACGGCTCCTGGGAGCACAGAAAGCCATGGGCTACCTGACGTTCTCGGGAGATGACAACGTGGAGGTCCCGGAGGGCTTTCTCGCCGAGACCACCGCAGGGATGCAGTACGTCACGCTCACCTCCGGGGTGATTACGGGCGGAAGTGTGACGCTCCCCGCATCCGCCGCTGTCGCTGGGCCTGACGGGAACACGGCAGAAGAGACGATCAAGAACATCACGAACCCGAAACTCGGGATCAAGTCCGTGATAAACGAGCGGGCTTTTGAGGGCGGCAGGAACACGGAAACCGATGACGAGTTCCGGGAGCGATACTACCTGTCCGTGGACTTCGCCGGCGGCGTAAATGTCGACGCTATCATCGCTGAGGTCTATGAGAATGTCGAAGCGGTGATTGCCGTCACGGGTGAGGAAAACGACTCCGACTTCGAGAGTGAAACCGGACTGCCTCCCCACTCCTTCGAGATTGTAGCCTATGGCGGGCTTGACGAGGATATCGCCAAAGCCATCTACCGGCGCAAGGCCGCCGGCATCCAGACCTTTGGCAACACGACGGTTCCGGTCGTCACCGCCGCCGGCAAAATCTATGAGATTCACTTCAGCCGCCCGGCCCCCGTCTATGTGTGGGTCAAGGTGTTCAATCTTGTGACCGACAGCAAGTTCCCCCTGGATGGCATTGAGCGGATCAAGCAGGCCATCATTCAGCACATCGGGGTAAACACCCGCGGCGGACTGAACATCGGCCAGGATGTCATCTGCGTAACCCTTCCCACGGTGGTCCTGAAGATTCCAGGTGTCGTGGACTTCGATCTGCAGCTCAGCCCCGACGGAGAGACCTTCTCTTGGAAGAACATCGAAATCGCCGCCAGGGAGAAAGCCGTCACCAATGAAAGCATGGTGATCGTGGAGTGAGAAATTATCTGGCTGATATGCTGTATGCCCTGACCAGCGCATACAGCCGCAAGGACTACGACAACCAACAGCAGGGCCTTCCGATGCAGACGAACATCGGGAAGTTGTTCTCCATCTTTGCGTGGGGCCTGGACATCGTCCAGGAGAACGCCGAACTGGTGAAGCTGTGGGATGACCTCGACCAAGCCAAGGGCGCTGTGCTGGATCGGTACGGCGCAAACTGGGGTGTCAAGCGGTTCAGCGAGAACGATGCTCTGTACCGGCTGGCTATCAGGGTCAAGATCATGTCCCAGCTTTCCGGCGGTGACACAGACACGGTTATCAAGGCAGCCGCCGAGCTGCTGGGCGTCGAAGACCCTGACATCGAATTTGAGGACGTGTTCCCCGCCAAGATTGCCCTCTATGTTGACTGGATGCTCCTAACGCAGGAGCGGCAAGACCTGATTGAACCGATTGCCCTGGCCATCAAGCGGATCGTTGCTGCCGGCGTTGGGATGAGACTCTACGTCCGCACTTACCGGACATACCGCTATGACCTGCCTGTGAGCCACGGCGGTGCCATAGGGCGGTTTTACCGTCACCAGCCTGTAGGAGAGGACCGGGATGGTATTTGGGATGTGCCTGTTGCACGCGGGGGCACCGTGGTAACGGAGTTTGCTTATGAGCCTATCGGAGAGGACAGGACCGGCAGGGTGGATCTCGGCATCGGCCGCGTCGCTCGCCAGCAGTCCGACCTCGATCTGCCCATGATAGGGGAAGACAGGACCGCGAGAGTGAGCATGGGCATCGGCCGCGCCGCTCACCAGCGGTCCGGCCTCGATCCGCCCGTGATGGGGAAGGACAGGACCGCGAGAGTGAGCATGGGCATCGGACACGCCGTTCGCCAGCAGTCCGATTTCAGCACCCCGCTGATCGGTGAGGGCAAGGCTTTTCAAGTATCTGTTCCCGTGGCTCACAGCGGCCTCCTGCCGCCGACCGTCACTGGGGCCATGCCAGACTCCAAGGTATCCGGTACCATGCAGCGCGACAGCAAGGGCGGGGCCTATATGCACAGTCACATCAAGCCAAAGCGAATTGACTAAAAGGAGGAAAAACCTGTGGCAAGATTTGAAGATGGCTGCTACGGCAGTCTGAAGGGTATCGATCTTATTGCTAAGGTTCTTGCGGGCCGTTGTCCGATGCACTACACCCGCGTGGCCGCCGGCAAGGGTACGATACCGGACAGCCTGACGCCGAAGACGCTCACCGAGCCGCCTGAGTACGTCATGGACGCTATGATTAGCTCCGTGACAAACCCGGTGAACGGCGAATGTCAGGTGTCGGTCCAGATCAACAGCAAGTACGTGGAAGAGGGCTTTTACGCGAAATGGCTCATCCTGTACGCCGAGGACCCGGACGAGGGGGAGGTACCCTTCACCGTCCTCTGCCTGGAGAACGAGCCCGAGTGGATCAGGCCCTCCAGTTCCATCGTCGGCAAGCTGGCCCACTTCGACCTTATCGCGGCTGTCGGTGATGTGGATAATGTGACGGCCACCATCGACCCGGAGGCCCTGGTCACGTTAGAGGCGGTCAAGCAGCTCATTTCCGAGCATGACCAGAATCAGACAGCTCATGGTAAGGGCGTCCCTAACGGCGTCGCTTCCTTGGACGGCTCCGGTAAGGTACCGGAGGGCCAGCTTCCCTGGAAGCACCGTGTAGTCGCTGCCCGGCCTCGCGATCCTGGCAAACCCGACTATGGTGTGGGAGGTGGAGGGGAGGACGGCGGCGAGGTCAGTGTGGCCCTGAAAGCGGGGCCGTACACCGGCACATCAGAGGTCGGCGTAGTAGTCAGCGGCGTCTTGTATGACGCCCACAACATGAGTACACACGGGGACACTGCCCCCGATGGTACAATCTTGATTAAAACGGAGGAAAAAGAAAATGGCTAACGCGAAGTATTATCTGGAACAGATCAAGCTGGAGAACGAGCTGAAGGACCTGCTGGTCAAGGCTCAGAATGTCGAGGTCACCTACAACGGCAAGGAAATGACCCTGGCCGCTGCCCTGACCGCGATCTATGGCGACATCTCCGCCCTGCCCACCACCACGGCCATGAACGCCGCCATCTCCAGCGCGATCTCCGCCAGCGGCCACGCCCACTTCGAGAAGGTCGCTGCAGTGCCCGAGGTGGCTGACGCCCAAGAGAACGTGCTCTACCTGGTGATGAACAGCAAAAGCAAGCACTACGACATCTACGCCAAGATCGCGGGCGAGACCGAGGGCAGCTACACCATGGAACTGCTGGACGACACCACCGTGGATCTGACCAACAAGCTGGACAAGGTGACCGGGGCCGTTGCCGGAAACCTCCCCACTCTGACTGCCGAGGGCGGCATCGGGGACAGCGGCAAGAAGATCGGCGGGGCCACCCTGGCCGAAACCCCCGACGAGAACACCGTGGCCACCGAGGCGGCGGTCAAGGCGGCCATCGAAGGCCAGCCCACCGCCACCAGCACCGCCAAGGGCCTGATGAGCGCCGAGGACAAGGCCCGCTCCGATGCTTCCGGCGTGGTGTGGACTGGCGCGAC